CCTCCATCCCGCCCTCCATCCCGCCCCCATCCTGCCCTCCATCCCGCCCTCCATCTCGCCCCCGACCGGTGGCACGCGGCCGAACGCGCGAGGCCGAACGCGCGAGGCCGAACGCGTTAATTGTCAAAATGCGGGTTGTCATTAATCGTCATTCCGCAGTATTCTTTCGGCTTTATCTTATAGTCTTCTGGGTTATACACCTTGATTTTCTGCGCCTCGTCTATCAAGAACCGGAAATTATTCCAGAACTCGTCCTTATGCCCCACGCTCTCTGTCATAATATGACTCAACTCGTGAAGTGCAACAAAGGTGAGCGTATTCTCGTCGATGAGTTGATTCCCCTTCTTCGTCGTATTCACGCAAAATGCGAGCTTTTCGCCCTTGTTCTCGCTATACGCAGTGTATTCGCTCGTCGGCAGTGTTTCACTCACTTTTTCGGGGCGGAAGTTTTTGACTAAACGTTTCACATTATCGCGGTCGGGATAGGTATCGCCCATATGTTTCACGACCTTTTTCATTTTCTGGGTGACCGTAGCGAGGAGATCAGCGGCGAGTTCGAGCTTCGCGCGTTCGCGAACACAGTATTTGTTCCCATCCACTTTAGAAACAATACACTTCAGCTGAAATGCGTCGGATTCTTGGTAGATTTTTAGACAAATGACAATAATGAAAATAATAATGATATACCCGAAAACACTGGTTTTAAACATTTATTTTGTTGGGTATTTATATAAGAGGAGAATTTAAGTTAGTATTAGTGTGATGGACGCGCTCACCCCTCCCGCGCTATTATCTGACTCTGTCCCCTTCGCCGTCCGTCAATCCGCCGTCCGTCAATCCGCCGTCCATCAATCCGCCGCCCCCAATCAGACCGACGATAGCATCAACAAATACGTTGAAAAACCAATGATTTACTATAATAATCAAAAGCCTTTAAAGACATCTTTACCTGGAGGGGCATATCATAATCGTCGCCGTTCCTCTTCCACCGCCCGCGGCCGTCGTTCATCCAAACGTCGAACTACGTCACGCAAGCAACAGAAGCGTTGTCGCGGTTCCCGTCGCGCGAAGTAAATCGCAATATGACACAATCCTGTAACTGGTTTACGTCATACATCTATTATTCAACGTCGCATTCTCCGTATCGTGTATCTCTTTCTCCGCGTGTTGTTGTTTTTTTTGCTCCGTGATAAACGTTTTCGGGTGGTTTTCAAATGTTTACTGGTTTTTTGATAGGATTTGGACCGATTCGTTAATCGCGGTCCCCCTCCTTTTTTAGGTCCTCCTTTCGCGTGTGATGGCGATTTCGCGCGTGGTGGTGATTTCGCGCGTGATGGTGGCGGTGATTTCGCGCGTGATGGTGGCGGTGATTTCGCGCGTGACGGTGATTTCGCGCGTGATGACGACGTTGCGCGTGGTGGCGATTTTGCGCGTGGTGGTGGTGTCGACGGGGTCGACGGGTCAGGTTTATCATACCCATCATTCCTAGGGTCCCGCTTCGCCATATCGCCTACGGCAAGCCGTCTCCTTTGTGTAAAATATTCCCATTCGCCCTTTGTTGACGGACAATTACAAGCAACATCTATAAATAACACTTCATCATATCGGAATCCAACTTTCCAGATGAAAGTAATATCGTGGTATGAAATTTCTTGGTAAAACGCCGCGTGTAAAAACTTCTGTACGGGCCCGTCTAGATCATCGCGGAATATGTCCCAGGCTGCTGCCTTACTACGTACAGGCATATACATGACAACACCAGCGGTTTCTTTTCTACGCAAAAACCCATTTCTCCAACCGATCAAATTTACGACCGCATCAATTTTATCACTGCCGAAAAGATTATAGAGTCCCTCACGTTCCAATTCGCTATGTTCTTCCGTCTTCTTATGTTTATCGGCGTGTGTGGGTTTAGTGCCGGCACTGGTTAAACACCAAGTGCGCTTATCAACCTCATCTGTTGAATCGACGAAAAATAACCCATAACTATTAAACAATCGTTTGTTCTCCATACCTCTACGAGCAGCCGCACGTCGTGGTAATTGCGCGCGCGAGTCAGCGCTCATTCTCAGCATCTCGCCTGGTCCAGCATACGTAGCTATTAAGCGATGGTCTTCACGTGGCGGGTTCTGGGGAGTATACGTGACGTAAAAGTCGCGAGCACTAACTACTTCTGGTGGATGCGTATCTTTCTCGGTACGGCTACCATATTCAACACCTGATTTTATATCGATCACTTTTATTTTTTTACCGATTCTATCGGCCAACTGTGTTAAACCACCATCGGTCCTTAAAAACTCTTGATTCTCGGGGTTATTAAGAAGTAATACTATTTCTGGATTATATTGTGAGAAGTTAGTTGGCATACCACCGACTGAACTCCACGAAAGACCCGGTGAATGTGTGTCTCCTTGAACTCTTAAAACATAAAACCCAAAACCTTCCGGTTGTAATGTACTTGTTGCCGCCGTGGTTGTTTTGCGGGTAACATGTTCTGTTTCAGATACTATTCCACCGTGCCCACATGCGGTAACAACCGCGCGCATTGGGGTGGCCGGTTTTTTAAATAGTTCAAACTCATCATCGCCTGCTGCACTCATTACTATATATACCCGTTATTTTATTCCTTCACGTTCGGAAATAAAAACTTGTCCACCGTCGAACGAACACAGAACGCGCGGTGCGAGATTATCCCTACTAAAAACAACGCGACGAGAGATTTCCAGAACGCGACCCCGAATACGCGGGCAATGATGAATGCGACGAACACGGTCGCCGCGACGTCCACGACTGCGATATCGAATAACCGGTAGGAGTGTCCGCCTTCTCTCGGACGTCCGAAGATGTCCTTATAACGACATAAATCAATACCGAAGAGTTTCATTCTATTGTATATTACCGAGAGATTATCCATTCATTCAGTCCATCGGACACCTCCACCCTGGGTCGGGCTTACTTATAAAGTCTGGTGTTCCATTATAATCCACCGTGAGTTCTTCGCCGGCATTGATGTCGCGGAGGGCGATAATCCACCACTCCCCTGTTGTTTTATCGGGCGTTGTCGAGAACATCGTATTGGGTAATATGGACCGCGCGGCATTGACGTCCTTACCCGGACAGTGATTTATTTTACTTCCAATGGGGGTTACGGTCTCGTCGGCATTAATGGATACGAATAATCTCTCGCCCTTCGCGCGACCGCGCTTTGTAAATAACCCGATACCTTGGATTTGGCTGGGACCGATAGTAAAGTCGGCACTCATAAATAGTCCGTGCTGGTAATTTACGAGAGATGGGACGATGACGTTTTCGATGATAATGACTGTCAGAACGAGCGTGACAAATAATAAAAGAAGTGTTGAGATAATTGACATCGCGTTTCGCCGCGAATGACTTAATATATTTATTCGGATATTATTATGTCACTCGCGTAATATATTAGTGCTTATTTTATGTAATCTTGAAAACCAATCTTACATAAAAGTGAATCTAATAATACAGCGCGATTGTGGTTCGCGGCGTAACGCGCTTACTGGACGGGGGTGCTTCCCAACTCAAGAGGAGTGCGCATCAGGTCCGGAGCAAAGGTGCTCTGGTTCCAAGGACCGACATTCAACTGGGGGTTAGGAGGCTCGGAACGAATCTGGAGATTGGCATTCTTCATCGTGTTGCCGATGGTGTCAATGCCAGTCAAGAAAGTTGCCGAAAGGAGGTTCTGACCTAGGAGGTCGCCGCTGCCCGCGGGGTTCAAACTGCCCCACTGGTTATTGCTGTCGCGGGGAAGAAGGTCAGACGGATTTGCGACAGGCAAATTAGCCGCGCTGCCGCCGGTGTGGGGAGGTGTTCCTTGTCCGGTCAATGAGTTCACTGCGCTATAACCACTGGCACCAGAATCCGCGCCTGGGGCGCAGGGGGGTGCCATATGTTGACGGCTACTGGCATCAACACGAAGAGGTTCGTAGGGAACGACGAACTTTTGGTCGGAATAGTTATAAACGGCGTATACAAGGACAATCGCACCTAAAATCACAAGAATGTGATTGGCGCGAAGTGTTTTCTCTAAATCAGACAAAATACTCATTCTTATAATTTAAATGTATATAAAATAAATGGCAAAAATATTGTAATCCATCAGAAGGAGTTATAGTTCCTCGTCGTCGTCATCGTCGTCGGAAGAATCGGAATCATCCAACAAATACGCAGCTTTTATTTCTTTTGCCTCTAAATATGCGCGTATGGCTGCCTTTTTGGCCTCTTGCGCTTTATGTTTTGCGACTTTATACATTTCATAAAGGACATCCTTGTGTTTTTTTAATTTAATGGCATTCGCGGTTGTGAACGTACTCGTGGTCGTGGTCGCCGCGGCCGTCGCCGTCGTTTCGGGGTCCATTTTAAAGTCTGGTTCACGTGTATCAATTGTATCCGGTATATTCTTAAAATCAATATCTATTTCGGTGAATTCAAAATGTTTTAATGTATCGCGTTCGGGTTCGTCGAGGTAGTCGTGTTTCATTCCTAAATGTTCGGACGTATCGGCTTCTGGTTCCAGTTCTAGCCCTGAATTCGGTTCGAGGGCTAGCCCTAGTTCTGGCCCTAGTTCTGGCCCTAGTTCTGGCCCTGGTTCTAGCCCTGTTTCTTGTTCCGCGTTCGCGTCTGCTTCTTTTACAACATTTCGCTGCGAAGGCGCAGAAATGACACATGTCTCAAACAAAGGAACGTCGGGAATAACCAATACCTGTCGCAGCAGTAATTCTATCTGGAAGTTGCGCGATGTGAACCGGATACCCTGAAACTCGATTATTGAAATAATATAGTGTTCTGCCTTAATATACTCTACTGGCACAACCTGTTTATTTTCGCCGAAAATCTTACACGAAAATGGCTGAATATGTGTAAAATTACGGTTAGACTCTAGATTGACACGGAGGAGGAAATTGCCAGTCTTGTATGCGCGGATAGGTGACGTAAATGAGTTCTCAATATCGGTTCGGTCTAATTCTTGCGTAAACCATAAATGGCGTTTTTCGTAAAGCAATTCGACAGACCTTTTCTCTAAATTCGTTATCCATTCAATGAATTCGGCATCCGAGTCGGAGGTTGTTAGTAATAAATCAATATGCGATTTTTTGCCAGTTATTACAATTCCTTGCTTGGATTGTGTTTTTGTCGTCTGGATATATAGCGGCTGTTTACTTTCACAGTAAGAGTATCGTGTCATATATGAACCGCCCGCGATACTATTCGGATGCGTTAATTGTAGTTTATCGAGATTAAATGTATCGTCTCCGTGGAATACCTCCATTGCGTGTAGCGAGCGTAGCGTAATACGAATAAATGAATTAGTATGACGCTATAAAAATAATACTAGTAGAATACGAATGTTAGACGACCCCGTGGCACACGCCTAAATCAGCGCACCCTTCTGTTGCTATGAAATCGCCTAGATGACCTAGGATAATTGGTGCGGTTTGGTTGGCCGCAGCGGAACATAGTGCTTGGACGCTTTGGGGTAGAACCGCGCATATTTGTTCCAAATCCTCTGTCACGAATGCGATAACTTTAGGATTATGAAGAACCGTTTCGTTTATTCCATTGGCGATAAACATACACGCATCGCATACAAGGGGGGAACCGCCCCCCAACGGCGGATACTCTTCGGCTTTCGCCGAACGATGCGAGCGTAGCGTCGCAACTACGTTCGGGGGGGTCCGCCCCCCTACGGCGGTAACTACGTTCGGGGGGGTCCGCCCCCCTACGGCGGTAACTACGTTCGATTGGTGGGGTTCTTGGAGGCGCTGTTCTTGGAGGCGCTGTTCTTGTGCGGTGGTTGTGATATTATCTAGTAACGGTAATGCGTCTGTTTTACGAATAGGGATATATTCTGGCAGAATCAACATACCAAGAAGGATAAACGGGATAATCTTCATATTATGATTTTATACATATAGGAACTAAATTATTTCTATATGTAGTATATAAACGTTTAATTCATATGCCTCGTAAGTCTAATAGAAAGCGCGGCGCTTCCAAGCGCAAGAGCCAGAGCCAGAGCCAGAGCCAGAGCCAGAGCCAGAGCCAGAGCCAGAGCCAGAGCCAGGGTCAGTACGGAGGTGCCGCCGAGTCGGCACAGGGACCAGTTCACACAATCCCTCAAGAAACCCTTAATAAAGCCGCCGAAATAGCACAAAAGGTAATGGGCTCTATGATGAAAGGAAATAGCGGTCAGGTTGGTGGTAGTGCTGCTGCCAGTGCTCCTACCAGTGTTCCTGCCAGTGCTCCTGTTGTTGGTGGTTCCGCTATCCCCGCCGAACTTCAGGCCGCAATGGTCGGCGGTGCCATTGCCGGTGCTGTCACCGAGGCTGAAACATTTTCGTCATTGAAGGGCTCTCCTATTATGGGTGGTGGTCGTCGCGGCCGTCGTGGTCGCGGCCGCGGTCGCAGTTCCCAGTCCAACTCCCAGTCCAACTCCCAGTCCCAGAGTGGCGGTATGGTCCCCGGTCTGTTGACGGCAGTTGAAACCGCGCTGGTTCCTTTAGGGCTTTACCTCGGTCAAAAGGCCCTTCAGTCGCGCCGTTCATCCGGAAGCCGTTCTTTCGGAAAGTCGTTTAATTTTCGTAGCGCATCCCGCCGCACTCGCCGTCGCAGGTAGTGAAGCCGCGCAGTGAAGGAATATAAACATAACAATGTAATGTCTATATTCATATCCGTATATCCGTATATCTGTATATCCGTATTCAATGAACCCAACGTCTATTATGACCGCAATCCACGCGACACCACCTACGCTTGAATCCAAAATCAAACGCTGGGTAGAACTTGATAATAAGATAAAAGAATCCGCAGAAGAAGTCCGCGATATTCGCACCGAGAAGTCTGTAATAAATGATGAAATATTGGAGATTGTTGAAGAGAAGCAACTCGCAAAGGCGACCGTGAATATTTCCGACGGGAAGTTGCGTTTCGTCGCTGCGAAACATACTACACCATTGACGCTGACATATATTGAGAAATGCCTCGGCGAATTAATCACCAATGGTAAACAGGTAGAGCAGATTATGGCATATATTAAGAAGAATCGCGAGACGAAGACAATGACGGAAATTAAGCGAGTGTATGATACAAAATCGGGCGCGGGTGCGGGTGCGGGTGCGGCCAGCGCAGGGACAAAACCAGGCGGCGGCGACGACGACACTGACGACGATTAGTCAGGACCGTCCATACCGGCAGGCAACCCGGCCAACCGCGATGTTCGGTAAAACACGCGAAATCAAAATATATACTTATTTCAGTAGAAGTATATAAATAATGTCATCAAAAATAGGTCAGTTTTTCAATCCGTCCGAGCATTTGGTATTTCACCAGGATAAACAAGGAAATATGCTTGGCGGTGGGTATCAGGTGAATAATCTGCTGTATCAGCATAAGATGCCGTTGTTTGTATCGCCGATGACGGGTGGCGGCGGCGTCGACGGCGACCGCGACAATGGAGAGAATACGCATTTCATCCCGGAAAAGTTCAGCGACCTTTTTCGCGATTTAGCGGTTCCTGCTGGGTTGTTTATGATGCCGTCATTGTTTCACCCGCGCAATTATGCGGCGGGTGTGCTGGATGCGGATACAGAGCCGAAGGCGGCGGCCGAGACGGAGTCAGTCGACGACGACGACAGCGATGACGATACCGACCGTCGGAAACCGGTCCCCAATGATATTTTTGATACTCTCTTGTCTCTCGTTACACCGAGTGAGAGAATCCAACACGACGTCAAGACGCGCCGCAACAATGGCGTAGGTAGTAAGAAAGAAAAGAAACGGCAGAATAAGACGCGGAGAACGCGAGCGGAAGCGTAGCCTAGCGGAATGAATAAATAATACAGTGTGGTTGTATTATTTATGTAATGAAATGAAATCGCGAGCGGTATTACAACGCGATTTCGGTTATTTTCATACAAGCATCAAATTCGGCTTTATAAAACGTAATTACGTCATCACCATTAATTCTTGATAATGTTATATTGAATTGAATCGGTGTCACACCTGAATTATTATAAGCACCTGCGATAGGGAAAATCGTGCTGCTTCTACCTGAGCCTCCGTCGCCAGTTCTGAAATATTGTTGTCGTTTTCCAATCGGGTCGGTTACTCCTGTAACAGTGATTCTTGATTCAAATGAATCTTCGGTATTGGTAGTATTATTCGTGTTTCCGCCAATCACATACAATGCGCTGTATTCAACAATAATTTTAGAATTATTGGATTTAGGTGTGTATACATAATACGCGACGGTTCCACTAGATATAGCCGACGCGATTTGGTAAAGTAACGCATTGCTTCCGTCAAGAAACACTGTATTTATCGTCTGTCCCGTCGTCCATCTCGTCGGATTCACCGACCCACTCACATCTAAACGCGCCTGGTTGTATATCAGTCCTGGTTGGGCGACAACGACGTTTTTCACGCCGTTGGATGTGACCACCGCGTTCTGGGTAGGGTTCGCGACATAGGTCACAGGATAGTCCCCGTGTGATAGTGGTTCCATCCACATTGAGAAATTGTTGGTGTTTTGCGTATTGGCGTTGATGGCGCGGCCACGCACCTTATTCATAGAAAGGGACGACATTATTCGAATTACTAAATAACTTTATATATTTTATATATTTTATATATTTTATATATTTTATTACTATGGAGTTGAATCACTTATTGATGTTGATTTGGAAGAAATTGTTCCTGACGATTTGGATGACGATACATATGAAAGTGTAACTGTTATTATAGTTAGCATAAATATTACTATTAACAATCGCACTATCCATATTTTATTGTCGGAAGATGACGATTTAGATTTTATTACGTGTGATTTTGGTTCTTGTTGTGGTAAGTTAGGCTGTTGTAATTTTGACGGCACTGACAACAGTTTATCATAATTGGGATATATCGTGGCGGTTGTTGTCGGTTCAGGGTATATCGTTCTTGGTTTTGTTATTGCCGACGACATCGATGTAGAATATGTTGATGGCGTATACGTGTATAATGATGTATAAGATGGAAAATACGCAGGTCCAGAGGCGGCAGCAGCAGCAGCCCTTGCCGCAGCAGCAGCCTTTGCGTCCGCAGCCGCCTTTGCCGCAGCAGCTGCCGTTGCATCCGCAGCAGCCTTTGCCGCAGCAGCTGCCGTTGCATCCGCAGCAGCCTTTGCGTCCGCAGCCGCCTTTGCCGCAGCAGCTGCCGTTGCATCCGCAGCAGCCTTTGCGTCCGCAGCAGCCTTTGCCGCAGCAGCTGCAGCAGCCGTGTTCTCCGCAGCAGCCTTTGCGTCCGCAGCAGCCTTTGCGTCCGCAGCAGCCTTTGCCGCAGCTGCCGCAGCTGCCGCAGCCGCCTCCGCAGCAGCCTTGGCATCCGCAGCAGCCTTGGCATCCGCAGCAGCCTTGGCCTCCGCAGCAGCCTTGGCATCCGCAGCAGCCTTGGCATCCGCAGCAGCCTTGGCATCCGCAGCAGCCTTGGCATCCGCAGCCGCCTTGGCATCCGCAGCCGCCTTGGCATCCGCAGCCGCCTTGGCATCCGCAGCAGCCTTGGCATCCGCAGCCGCCTTGGCATCCGCAGCCGCCTTGGCATCCGCAGCCGCCTTGGCATCCGCAGCCGCCTTGGCATCCGCAGCCGCCTTTGCCGCAGCAGCCGCAGCAGCCGCAGCAGCATCCTCCGGATCCGCAGGAAGAGACCCAGCCGCATTCAAAAGTATAACAGTCACACCTGACGCACCATATAACGTCGCAGTCAGTCCTTCAATTAATCCTAATCGGGCTAATAATGACGCTGATGATATGTATAAATTGAGTAGTCCCGCATTATGATATTCTGCTGGAGAAACCAGTGCGGGGATGGGGAGATTATAATTTACTACATTCGCTTTAAAAAACGCATCCGACGCAACACTTGTAATAGAATTTGGAAGAACCAATGACGTTAATGATTGTGTTCCTGAAAAACATATTGCTTCAATCGTTACAACAGTATCAGGTATTATAATCGTATCCAGTTTTATACAACCCATAAATAGAGCTCTACTTAATATTTTTAAATTGATACCCGATTGAAATGTTATACTCTTTACATTAGGACAAAACCCAAAGCAACCCATACCTATTTCTGTTATAGACTTTGGAATATGTATTGTCGTCAAGGTAATACATCGCGAAAATGCCATAAGGCCTAATTTTATTAAAGAAGTAGGAAAATCGATTGCCGTTAATTGTGTACATAACCCAAACGCTGAATTGTGAATTTCAGTTAATCCATTCGATAAAGTAACCGATGTTAATGAAGTACACAAGTAAAAAGCAGATTGGTATATAGTAGTTACACTAGCCGGTATCGTAACCGATGTTAATGAAGTACACAAGTAAAAAGCAATTGGGTCTATAGTAGTTACACCAGCAGGTATCGTAATCGATATTAATGAAGTACAATTGTAAAAAGCATAATATGGTATGCGAGTATGAGTATTCGGAATTGTTATTGATGTTATTCCGCGTGAATTTGCGAATGAAAGTGGTAGTATATTGTTACTATTATTTGGAACGATAACTGTAGTTAAATTGTTAGCATTCATAAATGTGTATGGAAATATCGTTACTACCGTATCTGGAATAGTATATGAAGTGCCTCTATTGCCCGCTGGATAAGCATATAATGTTCGCTTATCGACCGAAAATAAACATCCGCGTGTATCAGATGAATAATAAGTATTCTCTGGGTGAACTTCGATACTCTGTAAATTTATACATTTTGAAAATAGTGTTCCAACATTCAAATAACCTACCAATTGTTCGCTTGTCTGAGTAAGAAATATACCATATGCGGGTAACATACAATCTTTATCTATATAAATAGTGTCAACCTCAATATACGACGCATCCGTAAAAAGATTATCATACGAAGTTGCGCCAACCGTAGATGTTGTAGTTCCATCTCTAAACGTATATAATATGTTTGCTGACATTATATACATTACATTACTAGAATTTCATTTATGTCGGTGCGAATTGAAATTACGCATTATATTTGATTGGTATATATTACGAATATCACAACAACGACCACGCACCCTTATTGAACGGCGCAATGACGACATCGTTGATTTTACCCTTCATCTGCTGGACTCGTGCCTCGTGAAGCGGGTCCAGCATCTTACCCGACTCATAATTCTGGATACTCGCCATTAGTTTGGACGACGATGGGTTCATCTCGGGTTTGGGGCCGTAGCAATTCACGCCCGCCTTCATACTCGCATTATCGATATATCCACCATTGATACCTGGGCGTCCGCAGCTGTTCTTCTTCGCTGGGTCGGTGCTCTTCTGTAGCTCTTCCCACGTGGATTTTTGGGTGGGGTAAAGTATCATCTGGTTGTCCGACCAGCCATACGAACACCACTCCGCGCCGGATTTATGCGCTTCTTCCATCTGGTCGGTATTCGCGAGCTGCGCTCCATACGCCTGACACAACGCCTTCGCATTGTCGTAGTCATATACGCTCGCGGGAATATGGAAAACCTGTTTTCTCATTTTGAGAGACGGACCTGCGCCTAAATCGCCGGATGTGTTGTCGGCCAGTTCATCTGGGATAGTTTGAGCGATAGTTATTTGCGGTTTTGTAGAAAGCAGATTGGATATCTCGGTAGTAATATTCGTATTAAAGAAATATTGAAACCCGTTGATTACGACAATGACGATCAAAATCGCCCACATGAATATTTCGATAATCGAAATGTCCGCGAATAATGTGCTTTCGCGTGTATCGTTTTCGGAACCGCCGCCAGCTAAAGCATTTACCACGAAATATACCATAAAAATAACGACGCAAATAAGAAGTATCGCGCGCGGATTGATGTACTGTTCCATTTTACCGTCCATCCAATCAAATATACCGCTTACTTGACTTAAACCTACACTTGCCACCGATGACGACGGCGACGGATTGGATACTTTTGTGGCCGACATTTATGGAATGAATAATGAATATGGAATATGGAATGAATATGGAATATGGAATGAATACTATATATTGATGGTATAATATGTTTATTGTGGCTGCGGTTGTCTTTTACGATAAAACAAACAATATGGAACATTACTCGTTACGGTATCGCCCTTCATTTCCGTTTCTTTTACTGTTTCATCGTTAAATGTATACCAAGTATTACTCGCAGTGTTTATCGTCGCAGTATAATGCCCACTTCTACTCGCATTTCCGTGATGATTACATACCGCATATAAATCATAGATATAACTTTCGCGCTTATATCCGCTTACAAATGAGCTCAAGTTCAGGTTGCGAATTGGGATTTCCACTGGGATAGTTATCTTCGCGGGCCCCCGCTCGGTATATTGGACGCGTTTCAGGTCTATTATCATAATATTCGGCAGACTCCAATACATAATACCGCGTTTGACGTTTTGGTATTTTCCTGTTTTATCATTAAACCACGCATTATCCCCTTCCATAACCTCGCCCGCGCAATAATGGCTAAAACAGTCCATTAGGGTCGGAATACGCGTTTTACCCGTTCCGGGTATTTCAACCAGTGGAATCGATAGTGAAATAATCGAAAATGGCTCGGGAGATATACTCAATACGGCGGGTGTGTGTGCGTCGGTTAGCTCGGTAATCATCGACATTTGTATCCCGTAGAATAAATTCAGCATTTCCGAATAATTCTTTGTATACATTTGCCGCATCATTTCGTAGCACTTCTGCCCGATATTGTCCTTGTCATTATTAACGCTGCCGGTTATTGTCATATTCACCTCTCGCGATAGAGCCATATGAAATGAATCCAACATAAATACGAGGAATTCCTGGACGTCATTTTGCGAGTTTTGTGTGAAGAGTTCTTGGTTCTTCAAGCGCGCGATTTGCTTCATTGATGCCATAAATCCGCCTGGAGATACAATACAGTTTTCGCTCCACATAAGAGTTCGGAGTTTATCCCACTCGCTTAATAGGACCGCGTCGGGTTTCTTCGTAAGACGTTTCTTATACTTTTCGTCGTTTAAGAACCGGTTCAGTTCGTAGGTATGCGAAAGCGCTTGGAGGCACGAATTCACGAAACATGTGTTTCCTAGGTTCATTAGTCCAGTTATGCCTTTACCTGTGAAATCTGGGAATCGATGTTGGTCCATCTCGGGGGGGGGGGTCTGGCGACTTCGTGTCAGGTCTTTACATAGTATTGTATTTTTACGTTTAAGCGGTATTGGTGGGGGGTATGGCGGTTCGTGCGTTTTCGTACGACCAAACAGATATAGAAAGTAAACCCAGAGAATATGTATTGACTACAATGAACTCTGGAGATCCATCTGGCAACTTTATTTCTCGGCACAATGACGGTGGAGGGCGTGGCGGGCGTGGCGGGCGTGGCGAAGACTATTTTGAGAGATTTCACATCAACCAGTTTTACAACGCAGTAGAAGACGAACAACACTACACGAATGAATATGCGACACTCGTTCACCGATACAATGATTTTATAGTGAATGGAACCGCGATATTTTCGCGGATGGAACAGACATTGCGAGAGAATTTATCGCGGACAGTTGTTCGACAATCTTTTTATTATAACCGATTTGCTGAACTGCGAGATGCGCCTCGTCGGGTGCGTGGAAATGAACCACGTCAGATACCGGTTCCGTTATCGCGGCCGGCTGCGTCTGCGTCTGCTGCGACCACGCCTGTTCGCGAACCACGTTACGGCGATGTATTTTCTCGATTGTTATCTAGTTCGATGGATGAAATCAATATATTACCATTGCTCTATACAGTTCCTCTTGGTCCGCGCACTACAGACCGCATTCCTCCCCTGACGCCCGCGCCCGCGCCCGTGCCAGCCGCTGGGCCACCCACAAACGACCAAATCGGTCGCGCAACATCGAATACGGTTTTCGGGAATATAATATCGCCGGTTAATGCGACGTGTCCTATTTCACGAGACGAGTTCAACGACGAAAGTGAAATAACGATGATACGTGGATGTTGTCACATATTCAATCGCGCGAGTTTGAGAGAATGGTTCGCGAATCATTCCACGTGCCCGATGTGTCGGCGCGATATTCGGTTGTACCGAGCGCCAATTGCAGCGGCCGCCCCCGCCGCCCCCGCCGCACCCGCCGCACCCGCCGCACCCGCCGCTCCGCTTCATCGCGCGAATATGTCAATTGATAGCGTGGATGAAAACCACGTCACTTTTTCATATGACCTACCCGCACACATAGCTGATAATCAGATTTATCGCGATATTGTGAATACAATTACAGGAATGACCGCGGCATCAGCCACGCAGCCGCAGCCACAGCCACAGCAGCCGTCTGGTCGAATGGATGATAATTATTATAATTACGACGACGACGACATAATGGAAGTGGATTAAAAAATATCGATGGTATTCTATTACGTCTATTATTTCTTTTTCGCACCACCACCACCACCGAAGAAATCCGTTATCGCACGGTTCCCTTTATTCAGATTATCTGCCTTCACGAGGAACTCGTCAAATAACAGCGATTTCACCTCCTTATGTCGCATATCTGTTATTTTCTTCTCCCGCTTTACGGGATCGTCTATCGTGGACGCAACCGTCTCCACCGCATCCAAGAACCGACCCTTCTTCTTCTGGAATGCCGGCAAATCTTCCAATACTAACGCGAATAATTGCTGGACCGGTTTCATAATCTGGTTCGTTATGTAGAACGAGTAATTCAATGTAAGCTTCTTTGCGTGAATATACGCCGGATGTTCTATCTTGTCGCCTTGAAGCGCACCCTTCGTATCGTTATGTATATACGCATAAGGAATGCGGTCGCCTGTATTCGGTTTATTGCCTGGGTCGCGCACACCCATCCTGTCCGCCAAGACTTTATGCGCGATTTGCGCCGGGTTCTTATAATCCGACCTCAGCGATTTTGTAATGATGAGTTTATCCATCGGACATTTCTGGTCTATCATATATTGTAGTTTCTCGCGCAGAAATGCGATGGCCCGGTCTACATTTTGCTCCTTCATCAGAATATCGATAATCCCGCCATAGATTTCCTTCACAATCGGCGCATTGTCGCGGCGTTTCAATACGATTCCCATACTCTTCAATTTCCCCTTATTCGGGTTTTGCTCGTAGTATATACCAACATACCCCTTCTTACGCAGGAGCGCAAAGGGGCAAATCGTCTTCTCATAAACCCACCCGTGCGGTGCTTTCAAGAATTTGGATGAATAATCGCCGACCTGCTTCGCGAGTTCAATCGTGATTTCAATTGCGTCCTTCCCGCGGATGGGGGCGCCTTCCGGCGTGGCGAGGTTAAACGTGAAGAATACACTATCCGTGTCGCCATAGATATACTCTGCCTTGGAATGGACGACGGGGTATTTCGGATGGGATGTCGTGAGAAGAATATCGCCATATGCCTCTTCCACGACACGGCGAGCGTATGTGAGTAGTTTGCGACCCGTCGCAGTAGTTGATGCGGCTACATCCACCTCGTAGAATGTGCTCGTTTTCGCACCGCACTGTCCGTATAATGAGTTCGCAGTCACCTTATAACCTAGCTGGCGCTTATCCAGGATATTCGCCATAAATGCGTCGGTCTGCTTTTCCGCGAGTTTACGCGTTGTTTTACGCGCGGTCAGGAGTTCTTCCAGGATGGCGGGCATAATCCCCTTCTCGCCTTCGGGAAACTGCGCGAACCGGCACACTTTCGTCCCGCATTTCACTTTCACTGCGGCCGCGGCGGTTTTTGTCGAGGATTTCGGACGCGTCCATTTGTAGGTGTCATAGGTGATGTCCACATATTTGTATCCTGGGAGATTATCGTAGCATTGCTCCCCCGTCTCGCGGATAAGTTCGCCGTCGAGGTCGTATTCCTTCGTCCATACTTTGCTATCGTGGGAGAGATTCTCGCTAATCATAGACGACGGGTATAGCGACGAGTAGTCATTACACGCGACTGGATTATCCAAGTATAGACCGCATTTTGGTGGGAGGACTATCGCGCCTTCATACCCTGACTCACTGCGGTCTTTATCTATTACGGGCATCAGTGTATTCATCTCGCGGCATTTCATCGCGACATAACTCGTGAGTTTGATGCCCTGACCGCGCATAACGAGGAAACTGATGGGGACGCTACAGATTTTCGCCATTTCCGTATAACCGGTAAGGATATCTATCTTATTCATCAGATGGTGAACGAGGTTACAATCCTGAATACAGTATTTCGCGATGACTGCGCGTTCGCGTGGACCTTCATTCGTCATCCTGAAAATGTCTTGAGGCGATACATCGTCTTTGGCGAGACCCCAGCGCACCATTGTTTTCATATCGGGGGTCGCACATCCTTGGACGGTGAATGCGGCGCCGCCTGCGGCGATGACCTTGAACTTATACCCTTCCTTATATATATCCGTTGAATGATTCGTCTGTTCGAACTTGACATAGTTTCCGGTTTCAAGTCCGAGCAAATTCCCAGAGGAAATACGCGTCGTGTCCGTGGCGGGGTCGTATTCCACGCTTTTCACCGCGTCACCGATGAAATAACTAGAGACGTCGTCTAACTTATACGACGAGAGATTGAAATCACGCCGCAAGTAATTATATACATCCACCTGTAGCCGCCCGGTCATTTTGATGAAATGAAGGTCGTATTGACCGCTTGCGAGGGCGATTTTGGTTTGCTCTATCGCGACATTGTCGGCTGTGATTTCGGTATTGGGGTTCACGTATCCGCCACCCGCGCCCGCGCCCCCCCCCGCATTCGCGCAGAGTTCATTCTTGTTGCGCGACAGTTTCAGGAACTCTTCATAACACCCCGTCTCCACCGCGCGCCGAAACATAAACTGGTAATCAAAACCGAAGATGTTATACCCGATAATAATATCCGGATTCTCTTTCTGGATAAGGCGCGTCCACGCGACCAATACATCTGCCTCGGTGGTATACGATTCGACCTCTGAATTCGGCACTTCGTCGTGTAGGTTGTCGCATGTGCCTAATGCGATACAGTTGTTGAGATAGGGGCGGTTGCCGTTTTGGCCGTATTTGACGAAAGTTGACCCGATAAATGTAACCTTGTCGCCTTCGACTTTGGGGAATATGGACCCCAGTGTATCACTAACAATCGTTATTTTGGTCTCGCGGGAGTGTTTCGGATTGTTTAAGAGTGCGGTGAGTTTCACGGAGAGGTCGGGTGCGGGTGCGGGTGCGGGTGCGGGTGCGGCTGCGGCGGCGGCTGCCGTTCGACCACCTCTTGATGATGACTGTATACATTCGTCTACGTCCCCCCCCTTGTCATTATCGTCGCCGTCATCGCTGTCACTATCATCGCCGTCACCGCCACCGGCGTTCTTTTCCGCCGCCGCCGCAGCCTCTTCCTTCGCCGTCGCCGCCATTTGAAGGAATATCTGCTCTATCGTATTTTCTTGTGAGACGATTTCCTGCTTTATAAGGTGCCTGAGCTCCTTGGAGCATACGAGACGGCACAGCCGCGCCATATCCGCATCTTTCGGTCTTCGTTTCGTGTAGATTGTGTCTATATTGGGGTATTTTGTGCGACCTTGGTATGAATACAGAAATGCGGTATAAATAATATGCGTGAGAGCATCGTCGGTTATTCCTTCTGCCGCCGCACTCGCCGCCGCGTCGACAATATTCGCCGCAAGTTTCTTATACGATTTGACGGGGATGGGGAAATCGCCGTGACTGCTACTGGCCTCAATATCAAAACTACATATTTTGTAAGGCACAACGGTCTCTTTTTCATTCTGCGGAATGATGTCTTCAAATGACAGGCGGTATTCGTATTGACACGTCGTCGTATATTTCTCGATAAGCCGCGTCTTCTTCGTGGAGAAGGTCACCCAACCCGATGGACTGATTTTCTGGATATGGAAGAAACGCAGGATGGGGGGGATATTTGCTTCATAGATATATGTTTTCGTATTGGTCTTCGTCTTTGGGTCTTCGAATACGTAGCCGTCGGGTTTCAGCGCTCGCGTCTTCCCATCACGCGCGGTGTATATATCGTGAAACCACAAGTTCTTCACACGGTTCATCACGGTCGTATTCTTGAATACAATAAGGACGAACTTGTGGTTCTTTCCACCATCGAATCCGTATAGCTTGCGCTTCTCCACGATTTCGCACTTGTCCGCGAGAATACTGGTTTCGTAGTATCGGCTCTTTAAGTTCTTTTTGATGTCGCGGATGAACGCGGATTTGGTGGCGGTCGTCCAGTGCGGACCGACCTTGACATAGAAGAAGGGGTGGTAGTCGTCTACGAAGATGGAACAAGTTTCGCCTTGCTCGTTGATGCCGAACATCTGGATGCGGAATTCATTGGTGTCTGTCGCAGCACCGCCGCCACCTCCGCCACCTCCACCGCGCCGCGCGCCGCCGTCACTGCTGCTGCCCGACGCAACCGACCCGGAGTCTTCATCCGCGCCACTATTTTCTGATGCGGATGAATGCGTATTTGTATCTGGGACGCAGTCGTATACGTGAAAATCGATGAGACGGAATGATACTGAGGGGTCGGGTGCGGGTGCGGGGGCGGGGACAGGTGCGGGGACGGTGGTGGGCTTCTTGACTATCTTGAATTTTCTCATTTGTGTTGCTTGTGTTTATCCTTTCCTGTATTCTTTATTTCAATTTTACCGACATAAAATTGAATGATAATAATAGAGCTTATTACGATACAAGCGTCTGTGTGTGTGTGTGAGCGAATGGAAGTATCTCCGTTATATATTTGGGCGGTCTTTATGGTATACAACTTGTTATGGAATATAATTGGGTATATGGGAATAACCAATTATATCAGTGTTCTTCTAAATACGGTTCTTTCGATGGATTACAGGGCAGCCCTCATCCTCGTGAATATTATTGGATGGTATTTGCTTCTGCGACGTGTGAAAATCGAATTCTCGCTAAAACTGTCGACGTCGACGACGACTACGACGACGGAACGTGTTAACGCGTGAGTCCGTGGTTAGGCCTTAACGCGTCCGGCTTCATCGGTCTTCTTTTTGATTTCTTCCATACCCTTTTGGTTGAGCAGCGCTGGGTTAGATATGATTGCGATAGCACCAATGATACATATCACGAAGTAAGCCGTAATCAACCAGGACACCCACTGATACCTGTCACACGTCTTATTTGACAACCACACGAAGAATACGGAAATCAAGAGATTTGTTGCTATAATCGCGAATTGGAATCCGACGAGATAGATATCCAATATATTGATCACAATAACCAAGGTCAAAATGACCGATGCCAGTGGACAAACTGCGAAGTTGGATAGCATTGTGAGGGCGCTTATATTATAGGATAATAAAAAATTGTTATTGGTACTGTTTATTTGTTTCATCAAATTTTTTTTCGATAAGTTTAAATTCATTTCTCGCTTCTTCCTGGGCTTTTGGGTCTACTATTACTACGATTGAAATAACGATGTTCCATACGACGTATATGACGATTAACCACGATACCCATATAAAATTGTAGCACGTTTTATTTGCCAACCACATCGTAAAAACGGAATATAATATAATAATGAAAAAGGTGATGACTAGGATGATATTATTTTTAGGTTCAAGTAGTCCCAGACCAAAAATAGTATACGAGTCGAATAAAATAGATATAATCACCAATATCAATATAAACGTTGCCATCGGGCATTGTGTCAGCATTCTTGCCTAGGTGGGTAGTATTATACTATTTATTTGGATAAAAATATATGACATACGTATCGCATATGATTATTATTATGCTTCGCGTAAATACGCCGGGATCGGCCGGTTATGCCGTGTGGCAACCGGTGTCGCCATTCGCGTCTTTACACTTTTCTTATGCTGCCGCCGCATCTCCTTGTGAAACTTCTTCAATGTTCCGCGGTGAAAGTCCTTGAATTTGATTCGCGCTTTTTTGGTTATGCCCCGCAATACACTTTTATGTCTATGCGAATCAGCCGTCGCAGTCGACGTCGCCCCTTCCAATGCCGCCTCCGACGCGTCCTTACGCACCAATCCGAAATCGGGATGGGATATAATCCAATTCAACATTTCCGAATATACGCGGTCTTTGGAGTATTCTAAACCGCGCACCCCTTTGGAAATATACATAATCATTGGAACACCCCGAATATCTTTAGGTATGTATTTGAGGTTTTGAATAATGGGGTCATTTGGACCTAAATTCCCCGCGCGGATATTGGCGATGGTTAGCACGCAACCCGGCTTTTTACATTTATAATCAGCTTTAAGTTCATCTGTTATGCGGTTCCAATCAGCGGTCATTTTTTTACAATGACCGCACCAGTCCGTGTATATTTTTACGAGCAGACCGTGCGTCTCGGGATTGTCGTGCGCTTGTTTTGCGGCGGCATTTAATTTATCGATGTGTTTGCGCTTTTTCACGTCGATGATTTCAATCATTATTTCTTATATTACACTGGGATAATTATTATTCCTGGGATAATTATTATTCCTGGGATAATTATTATCCCAGGAGTATATACATTATAACCGCGAAAATGTCCGTAAAAACCATTTCGAAATACATCGAAGAAAACGCCGGATTAATAATGAAAGAATTAGGGGTACTCAAAAAAATCCGTATTATTCATGCTTTTTTACCGGTTATTATTATCGCGTTCTTCTTGTTAGGCGCATATATCACTTCCAGAACGCCATCTAAAGCCACTCTGCCGGAGGGGTTTGTGAATATAGAACCAGACGCACAGGAAACGCGAAAATTGCGGAATATCGCCGCGGCCATTGTGCCCGCAGTGAAGAAGGATGGCGCGGAAGGGTTCGACGATGCTTCTGCTTCGTCAGCACTAGGAGGCGCAGGTGGCGCCGACTTCGCCACAATAAATAACGACCGATGCCCTAATATTCTCATTCAACACGGCAGCGACATCTTCCTCTACAATTCAAAAGTCGAGAAAGTTCCAGGTGTCAACCCTATCCGATTCAAAAGTTTAGACGATTATTCCGAGTTTATGGACTGGCTACAAGGACGCGGGATTCGCTGCCCTATTTTATTCCTACAGTTTTCGTATGACGCCCAAGGCCAGGCTGTATACAAGATGCGTCCTTCCCCGACAGATTTACAAGGCGGTCTGTCGCCAAATATGCCCTATTCGCCCGCACCCGCCGCGCTCGTCCAAATGATGGACGCTTCCCGCGATAATCCTCCATTCAATAACCAGATGTATGACGGGTTCGATCCGCTTAATTTCAATATGGGGGATTATACACCACAGGACGCGGCGTTTCGCGAGAAGGAGCTCACGATGAAATATAGCGACAATCCGATGGACACGAACTGGGGCGGTATTCGCTACTCTGAATCGGCGGTTGCGTCGGGGGCGTACACAGACAGGACACGCCCGGATGCCGTGCGGTCCGATACCTCTGCGCTGGTGCCGATGAAGGTTCCGGCGGCAAATGAGAAATACCGGAGCGCGAGATATGCGGGTGATTCGGTGACGCGGGGTAGGGGGAAGGATGTTGAACTGGGGAAGGCGCGTAGAACGGCGTAAACTCGGTATGTGTGTGTGAAGCGACAAAATTGATACATAATAACTCACATAAATTGATATTATGTATTCATATATTCATATACAGTACACCTAAAATGTTGTCAACGGCACACCCAGAAGAAATAGAATGTTTTCGGATGCCTAGCGGAGGATTTTCGCAGGACAAGCGTTATGAATATACCTATGCGACCCGGAAGTCACGGGAGTATATTCCGGCACTGAGACGGCAAGATTGGCGGTATTTTACGAATAAAGGGTTTACTTATGCGGGGAAGTGGCGGCGGAGCGAGCAACGCGGGTGGGGGGATGGGGTGATTACTGGTAGGTGTTTTTTGACGACCGAGACGGCGGAAGAGAACACGGTGTGTTGTGGGATTATGATGGGACATTGTGTTATAGGGTCATCTCTCCTACGTAATTGCGTCCATAATGGACGACCCGAGAGATTGACGACCCGAGAGATGGACTACATATGAGAACAAGCGAAGCCCGAACGAGGTGAGTTATGGAGCGTAACGGAGTGAAGCGCAATAACGAAGGAGAGAGGAATTAGGAGGAATCGATATACCTCGCACACTCCTCCAGCGTCACCTTGAATTTATTCATCGTGTTTAATTCATTCATATGCCGGATGATGTCTTCCATTTTCCCTTCGCCGTGGACTTCCCGAGAGACACTTTTGAGAGAATTCACGATTTTGGCGTTGACCCACTGGTCCATATTATCGATAATTTTATTGTAATGGTTGTAATGCGAGTCCATATTCAGAGACTTCTGGGTCTTCGTGGTCAGCTCTTCCTGGCGCTTGGCGATCGTTATGATGTCGCCGTCGTTCTCGTCTTCGAGGGGGTCTGATTTGTTGGTTTTTCGGGTCGCGAGACCTTCAATCATCCCGAGCTGGTTACGGAATATATACTGGATGGCGACAAGAGCGAGGATAAGGAATATGCCTAAAACTACGTATTTAGCGAGAGTGTCGGTGGTGTCGGCGGAAGAGGAAGGGATGATGGCGTTCATTTATGGAATAATGGAATAATGGAATAATGGAATGAATAATATACTACTGAACTAGTATTAGATTATTTTATTGGTGGTTATTTATTATTTATTATTTTTTAGTGAGCGTTTTCGTCGCGTAGATGACGACCTGTATTTATGGCTATGTCGTCTAGATTGGTTGGCGACGTTCGTTCTTTTATTGTTTCTTCGCGTATTTCGTATTTGGTTCAGATGTATTACCTTTTTACGAGTATATTTACGTGATGACCCTCCCATGACAGCGGCAGCCGACTCTGCTCCAGTTGACCCCATATGAGAAAAAGTTTGTTCGGAAGATTCTCTACATGTTTGTGTGCGTGAGTGTGTGTGTGCGGCTGGGGCAGGTACCTCACTTATAGCACCGATGTTCTTCTGTAATATAGATGAGAATTTATGTATTTTACCGTTTATTTTGGCCAATACAGTGTTTGTTTCTGATATATTACTATTAAAAATGTCCCGTGATAATTTTCTTCTCTCTGATGCGGATAGACGTGGTGACGGTTGCTGGGTTTCTAATAACTCATTATAGTCCGGTTGATATATTGTTTTGGATGTGTTGATGTGGTTGTCTTTAACATATGTAGGTTTATATGTATTATTCGCATTATACAACATAACTATTAAAAATGTAATGTGCCTTAAAAATTCCTCGTATCGAATTGATGTCGTTGTGTCGTCTGCGGATAATAATCCTGTATAGTGTTTTATATTTATAACAGTAACGCCGACTATACTTTCAAAATCGTTATTTTGGGGGGGGGGCACATTGTCGTGTGATTTATTTTCATCACCGCTTGGAGTAGCGTTAGCGACAGCTCCATCTTCCACTTCTTCTTCATTAGGTATAGGAAAACTACTACTGAAAGGATAATTTGGGAAACTATCACTCTCAAATAAATCATGGACGGGGAGAGGTGGTGGTGGAGGAGGGCCTTTCCAATCCCCAAATTGTGTCTTTAAATAATAATACATCAAAATTACGTCTGTCTGGTCGGGCAGTATTTCCCAAATTTTAAAATCATCTACACTGTCATATCCGTCTAGGTGTTCGAACTCACAACAATTCACAAAATGTAAAATAATTCTTCTAAACCCCACTTCAACAACTGTGTAGTTAATATCATCAATTAGGTCAGCTATCATCGTCAGAGCCTTTTTAGTGCGTGTAATGTGAGCTGGTTCTGACGCACATAGATAATAGTTATTTACAACGGTTAATATCCGCCCGAAACATTTCTGGATTGTCATATCTGCAACACACTCATTGCCGCAGAGCTCTATGGCTATAGAAAAAAACACATCCAATACTTGTCGGTGAACGTTTGCGAATAATTGAAATAACATATCAAATAATTCATTTTTTTGAGGTTCCTTTAATGTCTCAAGTAGGGATTTCACGGATCGTCTTCTCCCGCCAACCATAATATCACGTGTTCGTTTTTTTCGTTTTCCACCACTAAATACGGAAATCCCCTGCGCGAGTCCTGTTTTTATACTATCGATTGGACCACCCGTATCACCGAGATTAGCGGCGTTAATATCCGCAATACGAAGTATTTCTTTCGCATCATTAAAGGCTTTCATTATAGCCTTTATATTTTTAGGGTCTTTCAGTATCTTATCCAGTTCACCTCTCTGTCGTTTTAATTCGGCTCGTTTCTCTAATATTTTTTGATTTACATCGCTAGCTAATTTGGGTTTGAATTCTAAACCTACTTTCGGTTGGTCGGGTGTGGTTGTGGGTTCTACTACTACAGATACTTTAGTCTTTTTGGCTGGTGGTGGTGATGGTGGTGGTGATGGTGGTGGTCCTTCTAAAATTTTTTCAACAGTATCTACCTTTTGTAATTCAAATAATATTGACGTTAAACCATTTTCGGACTCATTTATTTCCAGTGCACTTCCATTTTCGATATGATTTTTTTGTATTGTATCTAACTGTTCCTCTATTCTTGGAATTATTGATGTATATCTTTTAATAAACCCCTGTGTACGACCTGGAGGTGTAAAATTTTTAAATAAGTCTTCATATTCAGAGAGACTAACATACAATTTTCTGTAATCCTCATATTTAAATTTGAGCTGACTACATGTGATACTATTGTTCAATTTCATATTAGCCAATTTAAAATCAAATCCAACCAAAAATTTTCCTGGTTCTAGTTTACCGGCACAATATGTTGATATTTGTTTTATACTTATAAGTTGCTTATCCAAAATGGTCGTTTTTGTATCAAAAATTGTTTCCAATAATGTTAGTGCACTCATATATTTCATATTTCCAACCTTGACTGCTTCTTTCATAATCCGTATAGCATATTGTTTAATAGTCGGATGTTTATTTAAAAACTGGGTTATGGCTGATTTATGGGATTCGTCATTTAATAAATTTAATAATGTCTGCGCTAACCCTCCGAACTGGTTGTTACCTCTTGGTTCAGCACGCAATTCAATGACCGTACCTTTAAATTTTTCTAACATTGTTTGTATTGAATTCAGTCGTGATACAACTAAATCTATTACAATTTTTCCAGAAACTGTCATTTTTGGGTTGCCTTTACACTCACCATTATGTCTTATAGACGCATCTATAAACCCCATTATATGGTCAATATCACCGAGAGTTATCCCTTCCTCAAGTAATATTTTTAATTTTTCTCCAAATGTCTGAAATTCGTATAATACAACTCCAAACTCATCCACAACACCTAGAGGCGTTTCGTTTAATGGAAAATATATTAATAATGCTTTCGCAGCATTTAAACTGCAAAATCCGGCCATATTTCTACGAAGTGCTGCAGTTATACAGGATATTTGGTCCACACCTGCTAAAATACAACGCCAATTATCATTAAATACTCCCTGTAAAATCATATATGCCATTCTTGATTGTTCTGAATCTCCGTAACATTTAACCGCATATGCCGCAAAGTTTTTCATAAACAGTTCGTCCAAGGCATTGCATCTTTCCCCTTTTGGTATTCCTCCAACAACATTTCTCATATCGCAAGTAACGGATAATATGCCTGGATATTTGGGGTCGCTTGCGCCTTTACCACATAAACCAAATCTCGCGGCAGCTTCTAACGCTGCTGCACTTGGACCATTTTTGATAGTTTTTTTCGTAGTTTCAACGTATCCGAACGTCCATTGATATAATTTAGTAGCCGAAAGATGTAATTCTAAAATAAATGAAAGAGGTCCTCTATTCGGAAATCTTTCGGTAAAACTCTTAAATTTGAATAAGGGATATTCTGGATTACTGCCTTCGTCATCTGTTTGACGCGCGATACCCTTGCCGTCTGCCACAGCAATACGTGTCATAAATTGTTTCGGGTCGCACGTATATACATCGGGTTTTATTGATACGAATTTCCTCTCTTCCGTCCATACTTCTTCTACAGTTCCAGAATCAAACATATTTGCCTGTGTTTGTAAGAATTTTACTCGTCGTATTGCATCAAAAACCAACTTTGTTAAGGGTGAACCAGCGTCAAAGGTGGCAAATAAATGTAAATCATCATTTTCCCATCCTAATAATTTTATTATTGCTTCGCCAACGTGCTCGTTTTCGGTATCATCAGGATCAAACTCAAGTCGTATCCCAGAGAATTGGGATTTTATTGTTCCTAACGCATTTGTCCGACGTGCTGCTAATAATTCTTTTGCAGTTAAAGTTTTTAATTTAAATACTTTTCCAGTTCCTGAATAATTTACTAAAAATTCTACGACATTTGCTTCAAAATTGCCAGAGCAACTCGTTATGGCACCATCTGTTAGAAAACATAATGCGTCTCTATAGGTGTCTACTGTAAAACTTTTATTAATACCGCATTGTGCAAGAATTGAATTTATCATTTCTATAAGTTGGGCTCGCGTATGTGTGTTGAACCCCTCTTTGTCCTCTGTATTTCTAGTATCCCAAAAATCGTGGAAACAATCTAGAATCGAACGAACTGTGGCAAATGTTAATTTATGATTTTTAAATGGAGTTCTTCGCCAAATAGCTTCAAGATCGTACGGTGAAGTAGGGGTGCGAGTATCTGTCGCCTGGTGCGAATCTCTTAATAATTTTGGTAAGTTCACCCGTAAACTTTCATCTAAAACTAAATCACTTTCCTGTGTAGGCGACCGACTAAACAATGCGCGCGCTATATCTGTATCATCACACGCGCATAACATAAAATCGTCAAGAGTCGATGGACTATTCTTTTCCCAATCCTTACCCCATTCGTCAAAAATAGATTTTTTTAAATCTGATACTTGGGGAAATAATTCGACTTTACAACTAAGATGTTTCAATCGGTCAAATTGTAATCGTAATAAACCTTTTAAAAAACTAGTGCAACAAGAAGGGCTGACTACACTGCTGGTATGAGATAAAGACTCGTCTGATTCTCTAGTCGCACGTTTTGGCGGTGCGACGACACTGGCTGATTCTCCCACATTTGATTCTCCCACAATTGATTCTCCCACAATTGATTCTTCCACAGTTGATTCTCCCACATTTGATTTTTCCACATTTGATTTTTTCACATTTGATTTTTTCGATGATGTTGGTACTAACGGTGACCTGTTCCTCTTCTCGTTTTCCTTTTTCGCCGATGATTTTTGTTTTTTGTCAGTGATATTTAAATCGTCTTCTGACCTTGATTTTTTTTGTGTTTTGTGATGTGTTATTCGTTGAGAAGACACGTTGGATCTACTGCGTTCCAGACTTCTACGTGAACGGGCACTGTCTGGGGTACCATTCATTTAATATATTATTACACTACTACACTATCACGATAAAAAATAACACAGCTTTTCTATCGTGGCCTTCCCGATACCCCGTTTTCCATCCATCACGACATCCTTAAAACACGCTGATACGTGTTTTAGTTTGTTCTTATTCATCAGCACTAGAGGTGTGTCGTGTGACTCCATCGACACCGCATACGTCGCTGCTGCTAATTCTAATGCCACCACCACCCCCGCCGGCGACCCCGACATCTCCTCCGGCGACAGACTCTCTTCATAATCGTCGATTTTTCGATGTAAATCGCCTAAAAACTCGTAAATAGAACCGCCGTATTTCGCAAGAATCGCCGCCGCCATCTTCGCGCTCACCCCCGGTACCTGCGCCAGCATAATCTCCCCTATATTCTCTCGAGTAATGTAGTCCCGCTTCTCTTTTTTCGCCGAGACTTCGCTATATGCCTGCGCGGCGGGCTCAACAGTTTCGGGAATGTCGCCGCCCGTAGTGTGCGCGGGTATCGTGCCTTCTGCGCTCTCCTTCGCCACCTTGTCCGCAAAATGGAGAATAAAGTCAGCGGTTTCACCTAAATTCATCGTGCGAACCACCGAGAACCCCTTATAATACATCAGCGACACCATCGCGCTCTGAAGCGCCGTCTTCGTTATCCGGTTGTTTTTATTGCGCTTTGCTTCGTAATGTGCGAGGTCACCTTCGATAATGTATACGATATTGTGTGTGTGGAACCCAGTGGCGGTGGCGGTCTCGATAAGACGGAAGGATTGCTCTTTATATCTCCCGTCTTGAATGCTCGCAGCGAGGTCGGTCAACGTCTTTCTCTCGAAAATGACAACATCTTTCTGTCGACCTTGTCTGGGGTCGTGGAGAATAATATCGCCTAAAGGCAATCTCTCGGATTTGATTTGGTGGTTCGTCGCGACGGCTGCGAGTGATTTCTTCGTTTTCGCCATCGGGACGTTCTTCCTAGGCAGCGGGACCTTCATCGTAACTCCATCTCCTAAATCCATTAGGTAATGGTCGGGTTCGGCGGGCGCTGGGGCGGCGGCAGGTATGGGAGCGGCGGCGGGCGTCATCAGTTCAATCAGTTCTCTCTCTCGACAATCTATTTTAATTAACATTATATTGCGTCAATACATAGCCATATAATGAATTGTTTATGTCCTTATAGTGCGCGCACGCCCTATAACTTCGGCCCAGAATGACGCGCCGGCGCCAATCTCTCGATGAACTTAAATACAAAGTCCTTATTCTTGGCGGTTTCGGTTATGGTGCTTCTCATCGCGAAGCTACGCATCTGGCCGGTTCCAGAGGAGGGGGCACCGCCCTTCTTGTCTCCACCGCCGTTTGAAGTATCAGTGCCGATTGCGTTCGTGGGGCCGGTGCCGTTAAATAACACGCGGCGGGCGACTTTGCTGTTTACCATAATTACAGTTGGTTATATAATTATGGTATAAATAATATATATATATTTGGGAGACGTAGGCGTAGGCGTAGTCTTAGACCTTGGCCGGAGCGCAGTTCTTGACGAACGGCTGTCTACCCACACCACCAGTAAGCTTGCAGTTGAAGATAAGGTTCTTCTCCTTCAAATACGCATACTGCTCCGCGCATGTCGCGAAGCGAATCTTCGCCAAGCAGTCGCAGGTCATACCGTTTTGGCGGTATGTTAAAGACGACCAACTGCCACGACCAATCTTGGGGGCGGAACCGGGCATACTGCCGAAATGGCAGCCCTTGTTCGTGAGCGAACGAATCATAGAAATTTTCTTGCCACCAGCCATTTTATAATACTTAATTATAAATATTACCGATATAAAAAATTGATAGGATTTTGCTTAAATACATTGGCTCATATATTATATCCATCGTTATCAGTCATCTGTGATTTATAATGTTTCGTCTCCGCGCCGCATCTGCCGCCGATAGCGGTTCAGATGCCGAAAGTTCCGAAAACGAGAATATACTGCTAAATATTGCCGATGGAGGGGACGGCGCAGACGAACTAGCCCCCGCAGGAGAAAGCGCGCGAACCGGCAAGAATATTTACAATGACGACGATATTATACGCGTAGACGGCGACCGGTATGTATTTAATCCGTATAACACCGAAAACATCGAAGTGTCGTTGGTCGACGTGGAAGGCATTCTCACGCGATACGGCGTTCCGTCCCAAGTCCATAATTTTGAACTGTATCGACGTGCATTCGTCCATCGCTCTTACGCCAAACGCCCTAAAGCACTCAATGAGCTCGAAAATATGACGTTTGTCGACCGTCCCGACGGCGCGATGCCGCTTCATCAGAAATCAAACGAGCGCCTAGAATTCGTCGGGGACGGTGTCCTGGAGTGTATCACAAAATACTATCTCTACCGCCGTTTTCCTAAAGAGAATGAGGGGTTTATGACCGAGAAGAAAATCGCCATCGTAAAAAATGAAACCATCGGCAAATTCGCGCTAGAGATGGGGCTCCATCGGTGGTTTATTATTTCCAAACACTCGGAGGAAAAGAAGACGAGAACCAATCTGAAGAAATTGGGGTGCTTGTTCGAGGCGTTCATTGGTGCGCTATTTATGGACTTCAATCGCGTCCCGATTCACGATGACGATAAATGGTTTGAGAAAGTGTTTGCGTGCGGGCCTGGATTCCAAATCGCGCAAATATTCATAGAGTCGGTGTTTGAACGACACATCGACTGGACGAATCTCATCAAGAACGACGACAATTACAAGAACATCCTCCAGGTGAAGATTCAGAAGGAGTTTAAGACGACACCTGACTACATCGAATTGTCGCGGGACACGGAGGGTGGGTATGAAATGGGGTTGTATTTATGTTTAGGACAACCGTTACACGAAGTCATCGGGCAGCCATCGACCGCAATTCGATTTGATTCGTTGGCTGATGGATTCGCTGACGTCCATCGGATTTGCGAGGAGAAGGGCGGGAAGGCGTTCATCTTCTTTGCGCGCGCTACGCATAAAATCAAGAAGAAGGCCGAACAAATAACCTGCGAAATGGCGATTAAACAAATCGCGCGGATTGCGAAATAAATATAATGGTATATGTTAGTAATATTGCTGGCAATATGAGTATTTTAACGAATCTGAAGCAACGTCCAGTATTGCGGGCGTCATCTTCTGTGGAAGACGGCGTTGTTATCCATTTTTCTCGTAAATTACCTCGTGAAATAGTAAAGAAACCGCGAAATATACGTGAAATAGATGCGGAAGGCGCGGCGGCGGCGGAATTGCCGATGGAAGGCGCGGCGGCGGCGGCGGAGGAGGAGGCGGTGCCAGCGACGGCGGCGGCGGCGGCTGGTGTTTTTGTTGTGGATAAACGACATACTGTAGATTTTGACAGAGACGCGATTATGGCAAGAATAAGAGGGGCGCGCACGGGTGCTAGCGTAATTCCGTTACAGCCTCCATCTTTTTCTGATAAGTTCGTCTCTGGTAAACAAGTGGAGGATGATGCCGGAATGGAAGCCAATGCGGCCGCCGCCGCGCCCCTAGTGGTGAAATTAGGCAAACGCGCGATTTTACCATCCGATGAAATTGTCAAACAGACGAAAGCGTCAGCCGCGTTGGCAATCGCGGAGGCAAACGAGCCGGCGGATTTTGAAGAGATGCGGGTGCCGGCGGCGGCAGGCGACACGGAGGCCGCGGAGGAGGCAGTGGAGGCCGCCCCAAAGAAACGCGTCATCCGTCCGAAGCCAAAAGCCGCCGCCGCCGCCGCGTCCGGTTCTGTAAGCGCCGCTGCGGTCGGCGTAAAAACCGCCGTCAAGAAAATCAAGGAACGCGAAGACTCCACTGTGAATATCGCAGCATACACACTTGGCGATACAGTCGTCGCAACGCGTCTCCCTACTCCACGCCCGCTTCCCCAAGTCCAGGCATCCGAGTTTTATATGAATAATCGCGCCAAATTCATCCAATATATTAACGCATTATTCCGCCCGTATCGCGATGAACTCACTTCAGGCGAACACGATATCACTTGCGAGTCGCTTTATGGCGGGGATGACTCCGCGTCGGTATCGCTCCTCACCCACCAGAAAATCGTCCGCGACTACCTGAATATTTATTCGCCCTACCGCGGCCTGCTCCTGTTCCACGGTCTCGGTAGTGGTAAAACCTGCTCCTCTATCGCAATCGCAGAGGGACTTAAGACATTTAAGCGCATTATCGTAATGACGCCGGCGTCACTCCGTATGAACTACATTGAAGAAATGAAGTCAAAATGCGGCGACCTAATGTATAAGAAGAACCAGTATTGGGAATTTATCGAGTCTCGCGGTAATCCCGAACTCACCCACGTTCTCTCGCAAATCCTCATGTTCCCCGATGATAAATTCGTCCGCACAAACGGGGGCGCGTGGATGGTAAATGTCACCAAACCCAGCAATTATGAAACCGAACTCACACCGAGCCAGCGTGTGCGCGTCGACCGCCAAATCGACGAAATGATTAACACCAAATACGACTTTATTAATTACAACGGTCTTCGCGCCGAAAAGCTGAAGAGTATGACGGACGGGTATACCCGAAATCCGTTTGATAACGCGGTCATCGTTATTGACGAGGCGCACAACTTTGTAAGTCGTATCGTGAATAAACTGAAACGCGCGACATCGATGGCGTATCGCTTATACCACTTTTTGTTGTCGGCACAGAATGCGAAAGTTGTTTTATTGACCGGAACACCCATTATTAACTATCCAAATGAAATCGCGGTGTTGTTTAATATTCTGCGCGGCAATATTGACAATTGGGTATTCACGATTGGCGAAGGCGGAAGCGGGGTCGGGTCCGGAGCATCAGCGGGCAGTGGTCGTCTCACACTTGACGCATTCAAGTCTATCTTTGGTCTCGCGGGTCAGCCGGCGGCGGGGGTGGCGGGGCGGGCCAAGGGCGCCGGCGCAGGCGCGGGGGCCGGGGCGGGTTTCGCAAAGGGAATCGGTCTTTCATTTGACTATATGGACTACAATACCCGCACCAAAAAACTAATGATTACCAGGAATCCGTTCGGGTTTGTGCGCGATTATGACGCTGTTTCTTCGAAATATCGCGGGGTTATTCGGCGGGGCGACCCCGCAGCGACGATGACGACCGCGGGGGGAGAGGCGGCCGCAGGCGCAGCGAGTATCGCGGTTATGGATACGACCGCCACCGAAAACGGTCTTCTGTCGGACGCCGCATTTGAACGCGCCATCGTCCAGAAACTCCGCGAGAATGGAATCTCGGTTATTTCAGCGACGACCAGCAAACAAGCACCATTTACCGCGCTCCCGGATAAATTGGACGAATTCAACGGGTTTTTTATCGACCCTGCGACATTAGAGTTCAAGAACCGCGACCTCTTCATTCGCCGTATTCTGGGTCTTACGTCTTATTTCCGCAGCGCCCAGGAGAAATTACTCCCTACATATGACGCAGCGGCGAATTTCCATCTGGTGGAAGTTGAAATGAGCGATTATCAGTTTGCGATTTACTCGCGAGTGCGCGACCTGGAACGCAACCAGGAGTCTAATATGAAGAAGAAGGCGAAGAAACGGGGCGCAGCGGCGGCGGGCAAGAATAGCGGTGAAGGCGACGGTATCTACGACGACGTTTCGTCCACGTATCGTATTTTTTCACGCGCATTCTGTAATTTCGTGTTTCCGCCATCGATTCGCCGCCCTCTGCCTGGAGATGATGTAACTGCTGCGAGTGAATTAGATAAATCTGCCGCACTGGGTGGTCTGCCGGATGCGGGTGTTATGGGTGACGCCCACGAGACCGCGGAGATGTTGGCGGCGCGTATCGCGCGGGCGATGGAATCAGGAGGCGGGGGCGCGGGCGCGGGTGCGGGGGCACCGAAACGCGTGCGTAAACCGAAAGGCGCGGCCGCAGCGGCAGCCGCCGGAGGCGAAGAAGGTACGTCAGTTGCCCAAATGGACGAAAATATGCTTGACGGTGAAGCCGGCGGCGGCGACAGTGACGAGGATGACTTAGAAATGGTTATTACAGGCGAACACTCCGACGCAGTGGCCGCAGTTATGGCAGGCACCAGTAAAAAACCGTCGGGTACAGTTGGCAAAAAAGAATACGTCGCACAATACCAAGCCGCGATAACCAAGGCTATCCGCGACTTGAAAGTGAGCGCGGGCAGTTTCCTTATTCCAGAAGAACTCGCTACATATAGCCCCAAGTTCCTCCACCTGCTCGATAACATCCTGAATAAACAACACATCGGGCTTCATCTCGTGTATAGCCAGTTTCGCACATTAGAAGGTATCGGTATCATAAAATTAATACTCGAGGCAAACGGATTCTCGCAATTCAAAATAAATAAGTCGTCAACTGGAGACTGGACCATCGATATGACACCTGACGAACAAGAACGCCCGTGTTTCGCACTGTATACCGGCACGGAAACGGCGGAGGAGAAGGAAATCATCCGTAATATCTTCAATAGCAAGTGGAAGAATGTTCCGAAGTCTATCACCGAGCAACTGAGTACACGTTTCACAAATAACATGTATGGAGAGGTTATTAAGATTCTTATGATTACTGCGTCGGGTGCGGAGGGCATCAACTTGCGTAATGTGCGCTACGTCCACATAACGGAGCCTTACTGGCACCCTGTTCGCACGGAACAGATTATCGGTCGCGCTCGTCGTATTTGTAGCCACATCGACCTCCCCGAAGAATTGCGAACAGTGGATGTGTTTTTGTACTTGATGCGGTTTACCGCGCGTCAAATGGCGTCGGATAATGACGAGTCGCTGAATATTCGGATGAATGATAAGAGTAAGACCGACGGAACCTCACCGATGAGTACCGACCAGTCGCTTTACGAGATATCCAATATCAAGGAACGCATTACACGCCAGATATTGACCGCGGTGAAGGAGTCGTCGTTTGATTGTATGATTCACGCGACAGCGGATGCGAAGGAACGCCTACAGTGCTACTCGTTTGGTGTGGGTGAGGGGGGCGAAGAATCTCTCGCATACCAGCCGAATATAGAGACGGAGGAGGATGATAAGACGAAGAAACTGAATAAGCAGACGAAGACGATGACATTGCGTAAATTGGTGGTGTCTGGGAAAGAATATGCGGAAGACCCCGACACGCATATCATTTATGACATGGAACTTTATAAGATGGGTAATTTAGTGGAGCGGGGGAGGCGCACGATAATACAGGCGGACCCACGGACGGGGACGGGGGAGCAGTCGCGGATTGAGTTCTTTTAATAATAATGGGGGGCTGGATAGCCCCCCCCCCCGCTCCAGCATTTTTATCAAAAGAAGCAAAATCGTTTTCTATTATTATAGCGCATACGAGAGACAAGGTTTTGATAAAAATGATGGAGCAAGCTGGCCTTTAGGCTGGCGGCGCAATCATTTTTATCAAAAAACGCAATCATTTTTATCAAAAAAGAATCAAGAACCTTCATCATTCTCCGGCATCGGTTTACGCTTTAGTTTCAGAAAGATTGGATTCGTATCTTCCTGAAATCGGACCTTGCGTGTATCTTCCGTAATATTAGGATTATATTCGGTTGGGTTTACAGGTGTCCGCGTGTGTTCCGGTGGCATCGACGCCTTCATTCTCTCGCCGATTTCATCCATATCTCTCTGTCGCGCCGCAATCCTCTCCGCAATCAGCCGTTCCATATCATCGCCATTCGCAAGAGGACTATCGCCATTGTCATCTCCATTCTGGGAATATACGACTTCCGCCGTCGACGTAGGCTCCGGCGTCTGTTGGCGTGATTTAAGTCGCATCTGCTGCTGCTGCTCCCTCGGAATATCCGAGAAATCAATCTCGGGGGGGCGCGGGATTTCAAAATACGACCGCATCTCTGCCTCTTTCTCTCGCATCTTCATTTCGACTTCTTGGCGCTTTTGATACTGGAAGTCTTCGGCATTATAGATTTCCTTCGGAGTCGCGTCATATCCTTGGGCCTGATGTGCCTGGTGTGCCTGATGTGCCTGATGTGCCTTGGTATTACTATTATTGTGCGGAAATCCCCCGCGAGACGGCGGCGCGGTCCCCTGCGTTTTCAACGCGCTGATATCCCTAGCAAGTTTCGGAATATTCACGGCGAGAGATTCAATCGCGATTTTATTGAGTTCTTTCAGCGAAAAAGATGCCGCACGAATTCTGTCTATTTCCATTTTAATCTGTTTGGCTGCTTCAAAATCCTCCGCCTGGATTGCGAGATGCTTGCGTGATTCCAGTTTCTCTAATCGCGCGAGAGGCGCCTCCATTTCGTCGATAATGGCGCGGAGTTTCTTCGCTGCGTCGTAGTCTTCTTCGGCGATGGCGTGCTGTTTCGCGTGATGAAGTTCTTTCAGCTTGGCCGCGTGGAGCGACGGGATGGTCGCCGAGAGATTTTTGAGTATTCTCTCAAATACATGCTTGATTTCTTCGGGGGTTACGTTCTCCGGAATGCCGTCAAACAACCCTTCTTCGGCTAATAACGACCAAAGAAGCTCTTTATTTTCTTGGGATACGAGAGATGACATTCGTGGTTTTGTTTCGAGTAATCAATTATATAAACATACTGCGACGGGTTTATATAATTTATGGCGGCGTAACTTCTAGTGGTGGGTTATAACATAGTTTAACACGGTCGTTACCGTTGCCAACATATAATTTATTCCAATTCCATGCGCATTTAATCGTTTTGCGGTGGTCTTGCGTCATACTGTCTATTTCAATAAATGCTACTGTAGTACCGTCTGTATCCAATATTCGAAATATGCGTAAGCCACCCTCATAATTCCAAGAAACTGAACCTTCTATATAGTTCTTTACTCTTTCAAATGCTGCTTTTTGAATGAGTGATGGAGGTGTATACCTTGTTTCGTTGCTAATGTGCTTCTGACCCTGCCTGGTCTGACGATCAGGCCCGAAAATATGGACCCATACTCCAGGGGTATTGTCATTAATAACTGTTGGCGCTGGTGGTGCTGGTGGCGTATCAACTAAAGGAAATTCTAGTCTCAGGGGTATAGTTGTTAAATATGAATTGGGGTTTTGTTTTAATTTATTTTTTAAATTCTCGATAATGTGTCTTTGTATAATCACTTTTATACCCTCGGCATTGGACTCGATCACGGGATTGGTGTTTGTGATTGTATATTTTACTATAACACACCGTATTATTCCATCAAGGTCAACTATTATTGTATAAGTTATATGAAGGTTAACTTCGATATTGTGTGGATCCCACCCCCCCTGATCTATATCGAATTGGATTGTTACGTTTCCTTCAACCAATTTACAACAGACGGGGTGGTTCTTATCATCGGAATTAATGATATGTTTAATAATCTTCTTTTCAGTAAAACCGCTATCATTATTCCACCCAGTATGATTAGGAATAACACTAATGCCATCATCGACACCATTGGTATCAGATTGTGCCTCATTTAATTTGTTGGTTATAAACTCAAGAAGAGGTATGGATTTTATAATTTCGGGATAAGTAGTTTCCTTGTATTGTAACCTAGATATGTTTTCTGGTGAAAGGACATTTTTACCTTTAATCTGTCGAGTTTTCATTATTTCTGTGGCTGCAAATATTGAATTTCCAGATAAGAGAATACCCGTTGGTTTATCTTTCCATTCTATTTTAAAACCGTCTGATGTAAAATCAGCTAACAATATATATATAGTTGTCGGATTTCCTCCCTTCATTCGCTTATAGCTACATTTTTTTCGTCTATGTATACGTTTTCTACGCGTATATCTGGATTTTTTCCGCGTTATTTTATTTTTCATATACTCAGTATATAGTATTACAATATTTAATATCCGCTTGTTATGCCCGGTCACTAGGCCGTGTGGAGGCTGGCTGGCGGGCCAACGCCCCCCTAAAAATCCACATTCGGCGTCGGCACCTTCTCATCAACATTAAAAAACTTGCGCCTGAACCGCTGCATATACTTGTCCGTCAACTTCTTCTTCTTATCCAGGAAATCGTGGACGGTCATTTTCCCCAGCAGCATATGGATACACATAAATATGGAATACACCCCGCATTCCGAGTCGTTTTTCTGATGAGATATGTCGTTGATATACTCCTTGAATGGAATTCCATTTGCTTCCCCTTGTTCACGAACCATCTTCATAAATTTGCGTATCCTGCGCTGGGGCGGGTCGCCCGTGCTATCAAAGAAGAAGATGACTCGCGCGCGAACATCAATAAACATTGATACCCAGTGCTCCCCTGGTTTATCGTGCGGGTCTGTGTTAAACACCACACCAATTTTCTGTTTCCCATTTTTAACGTGTTTCACTATATCGAATTTACATAATTCTTCCCACACACATTCGCCGTCGGACATTACTTCGTCATAATCCACCGGGGACGGCCCAATGAAGAGAAACGACGGAACTGCGTGTTCGTATTGTTTCAGCGAATTGGCGATATCAATACTGGATAACCACGCGTGAATGTCCTTCTTCCATTCTTTCGGGGCTTGCGGTGCGAAGGTATAATGAAGCATCTCGCGGTCAATACCAGCCGATGCGAAATTCTGGCGCAGCCAGCACGCCTCCTGTTGACATACCTGGTTCATATTATTTTTGAGTGCCATCCATATCGCGCGCGGGTCGGTGTCCTGGATTTTCTGGTCGGGGTGGCGTTTATTCCAGAGTAGTTTCAACTTTTCGAGAGATTTCGACGAATAACAGGAGAAATCCTTGGTTTCATTGATGTTTGGGTCAGTCTCGTCTTTCGGCGCACAACTCACTGCTTTGAATTTCGTCTCGCCGGCACCACTGCCACCCACAACGTCGCCGCCGCCGCTGCGACTGTCTTCTTGATTCATATCGCGTTAAATAATAGAATACTAAACCTATACTATTATCTCATAAAAAATTGAACCGTTTATATTTTATTTGATGTAATTGTATCTCATTTCATTTATCGTCGTAATGGTCGTAAAAACTCGTTCGTATAATAGGCAAGTCGCTGCCGCTGCCGCTGCCGCTGCCGCAGAGCCCACCGTCACCGAGAATCATAATAACCGCCGTGTCAAAATAATGACACCATCCTTTCGCGATGCCAGCATCAGGACATATAAAATATACTCTTCGTCTCGGATTCCGAAACAGTCGTCATTAGCGAAAGAGGACGAGGTCGAGGACGAGGACGATGTCGAGGTCGATGACGATGCGATGATGACGACTGCCGACACACTCGTGGCATTACAAGACGAGAATACACAATCTGACGGGTGTATGAATCCGATGCACCCTATTACGCGATTCATGTATTGTATTCGCGTTTACAACAGCGAGAGAACCGTTCATTACAATACGGCCTACATTCTTTACAACAATAAGACCCGTTTGTATCACGTGTATAGCATAATTTCAAATTGTGTCCCTGAAACAGCCTATACCGATGCTGATGCCGATGCCGATGCCGATACTAGCGGCGGAGGCAACGGCGGAGGCAACGGCGGAGGCAACGGTGACGGTTACCCTGCGCCAGTTCAGACCGTTCAGACGAAGTATACCACATACATAAGCGAGACGGTTGTGAATTATGTTATGACGATGATTGTCCCGTCCAATGAATACGACTACTTCATCAAAGACGATATAGTAGGAATCGTCGCGTCCAAAGAGGAAATAAATAATACCGCATTCAGCGAGGATTCATCGTATTATGACATCGACCATCTATTCCACGATAATACATCGAGCGAGACCATATACGGATGGAAGACAATTCAACTGATTCCGTCGAGAACATATCGAGTTGATACGACCGAGGCTAATCGGTCGCCGTATACCGAATATGTCGCAAATTCAGTGCTTCTCATATTGTCCCAGAGTGTGTAGTCCGGTCCCTCGGTCTCGGAATATCTCACTGTGATAATCCCGGATTTTGGGTAGTCGAGCCTTTATTTCATCGTCGGTGGACCCGGCTGCGGGTTTTAATACAATAAAATCGTCCATTGTTTTTTTTCGGATACACATTTTATTTGCGAAGGATAAAATACTTCTTGAGGTAAGCGGCTGCGGCGGGGGAGAAGGTGGGAGCGACGACGATGGAGGCGACGGCGGGGGCGAAGACGACGACAGCGTAGTCTCTTGTATTTTCCGATATAAATCCTGTCGCGCATATGCGACGTTATTACAAGATTCTTCTGTGCGGGTATCATCTTCCACCATGTCGGTTATGTCATTCCACTTTAAATACTCAATACACGATTTCAGATATTCCTGATGTGCGCAGTTTATTTCGTCGTTTTCGCATCGTTCGTCAAAAAGGTCGTTCGTCATTGCCAATATACGGTCTTTATAATACATCTTTTCTTTACAGAATAACTCGGCGAGTGCGTCGGATGTATTCGACATCGATTTTTTATATTTGTCATATCGGTTACGGTTTGCCATAACGGACAGTGTTAGTTCATTGAAGTCACTCCATACGTTCAGGCAGTCCCCTCCCTCGACGCCGCCGCCGCCGCCGCCGCCGCCGCTGACACTGCCTCGCGATTCTTCTTGTCCTTCAGCCATTTCAACGCAGTTTGATATGTTATAATAGAACAATAATTCGGCATATATTGTTGTATTACGTAGATTGTATTTATGTCCGGTTTCGCATCGTCAATTTCTCTTTCGCATTCGACGACGCCGTGGCGCGCGGGATATGGGTGGGATAATTTCCACCCATCGCCTCTTTGGGTCGGTCTGTCCCAGACCTCCCAGAAAACCCCTCCGAGGTATTGACTTTATGTTCCTTCTCTTTTTGTATTTTTCGGAGTTGTTCTTCTGGGATATAATTCGTGGCAGGCTCAATTACTGGACCACCTTCCCCGGTACAGAACCCGTCGTAATTACAATCCAGTGTGCGAAGTTGAAATCGCGTAGAATTCTCGAACGTTAGTTTGCCTAAACCATTTGGGTTGGGGTTCATCGGTGCGAAGTTTGTCGTGCCATTGTCAAATAAATACGGATTCGGTTGTTCTACATCGCGCGCGTCCACTTGAACTTGGTAGAGATCGCTGGTTGAATTCGGGACATAAACAGCACTGTCATTACGCTGAAGTGCAAAGAATTGGTTCCGCAGTGATGATTCTACATTGACACGGTCAGCCCATCCTCGCCAAGGCGCCTTCGCATTTCCAGGATTGAATACAGATTCGGTGGTGTATTGCTGATAGGCCTGGGTGCTTACCGTTGGAACTGGGCGAGATTCAATAATCGGCATCATTGCGTATTTGGATGAAAGGGGTCGAACATTGAAAGCAGGACGAAGTGTGGCCGATGGCGTATTTCTCTCGGAGATTCGTTGATTGATTTCGCCAAGACGGTCGTGATGTTTTGAATATGCGCCATTTACGACGCCGTGAAATTCCATTGGGGTTATTTATACTTATTGTATAATGTGAAAATAATTGGGAATAACATATAAACACACTCTGATATTATTCTATATCCATTACGGCGTAATACTTAACGAATGTGCGGTATCTTCTATTTTCAAACCGTCGCGCGTCTCGCATTAGCCCAGTTGAAAACATTACAGGAAAATTCGATATTGTCTTCTCATCGCGGTCCAGACAAGTCCGTATTTTTGAAAGACGATACTCGAGCGTGGGGGTTTCATCGTCTATCTATCAATGGAATGGACCCAGCTGCCGACCAACCGTTTTATATCAAAAACTGTCGATTGATTTGTAACGGTGAAATCTATAACTTCAGGGAACTCATCGCCGAGTTTGGATTGGAAAGCGAATATCAGAGCGGTTCGGATTGCGAAATCATCATTTATCTCTACCGCAAGCTCGGGATTCAGGAAACCGTGCGTAGATTGGATGGTGTATTCGGGTTTGTATTACACGATTATGAAACGGGCTCGACCTATGTAGCGAGAGATCCAGTAGGTGTGCGCTCGCTCTTTATCGGGGTATCGCGACACGATGGCGCATTTGGAGGCGAGCATTACAATTTGGCGTGCGTATCATTGAATCCCGACCATTACGCGATATGTGTTGCCAGTGAGTTGAAATCCATCCACGCACTATGCGAAACAGTCGTTCAGTTTCCGGCTGGTTGTTATATGGAGTATATTGGCGAGGATGGGACTGCGACGTTTCAATCCTATTATGACTATGCGTCCATCATTAATTCTTATAGTGCCGGTAAGAACGCCAGCAATCTCTCAATACTGGAAACTCAAATCAAAGGTCTACGTGTGAATTACTCGTATCCTATATGCGAGGGCGAGGGCGATGGCGAGGGCGAGATAAGCACGAAGATTCGCGAATTATTCACTCGGGCCGTCGTGAAACGCCTAATGAGTGAGAGACCTGTTGGGTGTCTTCTATCGGGCGGGTTGGATAGCTCGCTTGTCACTGCCATTGTCGCGAGGGAATTGAAGCATAGTTCGCCAGATACTGTCCTGAATACATATAGTGTTGGATTACACGGATCGGTGGATTTAGTCTGGGCGCGGCGGGTGGCCGAGTATTTGGGAACGTGTCATCACGAGGTTGCCCTTACAGAGGATGATTTCCTGAATGCGATTTACGAGACGATTTATCAAACGGAAAGTTACTGTACTACGACGATTCGCGCATCTGTTGGGAATTATCTCATCAGTAAATATATCCAACAACAAACTGACGATGTCGTTATTTATTGCGGGGATATGTCGGATGAAATATTCGGTTCATATCGCGGGTTCCTGAAAGCACCCAGCGACGCAGAGTTCCATCGTGAAAATGAGCGGATGATTCAGGATGTCCGGTTCTTTGACCTCCTTCGGTCGGATAAAAGCATTAGCGGCGCGGGCTTGGAGGCACGGGTGCCGTTTGCGGACAAGGAATTTCTGCGTTATGTTATGAGTATTCCTCCACGATTTAAGCGGTTCAATGACGACAAAATAGAGAAATATCTGCTTCGTAACGCATTTCAAGGGTCGGGGCTTTTACCCGATGACGTCCTCTGGCGAAGAAAGGAGGCTTTCAGCGACGGGGTGAGTTCGGCGGATGGCGGTCGGACATGGGTCCAGATGATTAAAGAATATTCCGACCGGGTAATCACCGATGCCGAGTTTCAGAATAAGTCGCATTATTTGTATTCACTCCATAATCCACCCTATGACAAGGAAAGTTTCTACTATCGCCGCATATTTGAGAATATCTACGAAGGACGCGGTGAAACCATACCGTATTACTGGCGACACCCGTTTTGCGAGGGGGTATTGGACCCAAGTGCGCGTTTATTGTCGTTTTACGTGTCGGACAACATCCAGGACGCCAACGCAGTCCAGTAATATTATCTATGTATTATACACACACGGACGCATAATAATAATACATTATGAATACCATAAAGAATACAGCAGAAGACCTCATTGCGGCCATTATAACCACAATCCGCAACATTGTTACACCGATATTCGGTAAATATACAATGTATTACAAGTATATTGACATATTTTTCTACGCGAGTTACTTGGTTATATTACTCGGTTTTTACAATACGGTTCCCGAGTATATCCCCTTATTGCGAAACATTATATTGTATGTAGCAGTATTTGTTCTCCTACTACGTTTTAATACGATTTCCTGGACGAACCCCAAATTCGCATTTTTTGGCGGAAATACGTTTAGTGAGTTTGACCGACGTCTTATTATTTCTGCGTGTATCTTCATTTTATTTACGCATATTGTATCTGATACTGTCGCAGATTATGCGAAGAAGCAAATTCGGCAAAATATAACACAACCTGTCAGCTCTGGGGTGGTCCAGCCGATTTATAATTATATTGATACATCTGGCACAGTTGATAATATTCCAGCTGTTAAGAAGTTTATACAGGGCCAGAGACAGGGACAGGCACCGGCACAGGCACCGGCACAGGGACAGGCGTAGGCAATTGGTTTGACTAAAAAATTGAAATGTTTTTGTCAAATAGAACGAACGACAGAACGAACGAAAGAAATGGCAGAAATGGCAGAAATGGCAGTGAACGGATATCATCCCGCACAGGAAGGACCTCGCACAGGTTCGATTAGCCTGGCCGACGCAGATATTCAGAATGAATTGGATATTATGATGAGTATTTTGGAAGAGAATATGGATAAGCTATCCGAAGGTGAGTATTTACGTGGAATGAACGCACTTGGCGCATTACACAAGCACAAGCGCGATGCGTTGAGACTCCGCCGCCCAGGCGAATTATTGCGACTCTGGTTAACATTGGAAGAGATTGAAGATACCGACGAAGACCTATATGATGAAATTATGGGCGTTGCGGACGACATCGTTGCTGAATTGTGTGGCGATGATGCGAGTATATACACGAACGCCGACGCCAATCTCGTTCATCGCGGCGCCGAACGCGACGTCTTTCAACAGCTTCTCAATTACAAACCAGTGGAAGGAAACGCTGGTTACGAAACGAGTCCAATGGTGCTTCATCACGCGATTCAGATTATTATGGCGCGCGTCTTCGACGATACACACTTCGAGTTGGAAACGGTGCGACCTGTAAGCTGTCCGTGTGGATGGCGCGGATCGCACGGCAATTGGGACCGGCATCTCGCGAATGTCCGTCATCAACGATGGACCAACGCAATGGTGTTTCGCAACTCTGCGATTGACTTGGCAGATGCGAGACGGCGGGTAGTCGCGCGCAGAGAGCAAGGCATCGTCTACATCGACGAATTACACTCTACGCCAGAAACACGACTTGCGACGGAGGAGGCGGTTGCGACGGCGGAGGCCGCAGGAGAACGGGTTGTATTTATCAATGCTGTGGGCGAGATGAGTTGGTTCGCTGCGTGAGAGGTGTTGGTTCGCTGCGTGAGAGGTGTTGGTTCGCTGCGCGAGATGAGTTGGTTCGCTGCGTGAGAGGTGTTGGTTCGCTGCGCGAGATGAGTTGGTTCGCTGCGTGAGAGGTGTTGGTTCGCTGCGTGAGAGGTGTTGGTTCGCTGCGTGAATGCTTTTACCTGTTACGGATAGTCTTATTACGCATATTCTTTACAGCAGTAGTCTTATCTACATAAAATACATTATGGTTATTATGTCTAGATGTAGATGACGACGACCTATTTTTTTTAGCGGTCTTGGTTGATTTTCGCGAATACGCGGTTGCGGTCGGCCGCATAGGCGGTCCATCTCGAAAAAATTGTTGAAGATGGTATAATATATATTTGCTTATAATTTCGTCAATCTCGCGCGGGTATATTTTTCGTTGCTGCGCCTTTGCGTCATATTCCGTCATATTCGCGTATTTCACGAATAAATTATGTATCTCAATAGAGAGAATCTGTTTTTTCGCGACGGATGATGTCCCCGGACTAATGGACTGAATGGCAAACTTATCAAATACATTACGATATAACGCGCTGTTTAAAAAACGGACGACAAATGTATGAAACGGAATGTAGGAATGATACGCCTGTAATTTTATATAATACACGCGTTCATCTACCATTTTAGGATGATACACATCATCTAGAAAACATATTTCAGTATCAGATGGAAGTCGCGCGCAACGAATGATCTCATTAACGGTCTTTTCCTGCGTGGTTCGTTGTGGCAATGACGACGTGGCGGCGGCAGCGGCGGCGGCGGCGGCGGCGGTGGATGCCGTATTTTTCGGTTTAAATCCACCGATCGTATGGTCGAAGAGTGGAGGGATGATGGCAAGACCACCAGTTGCTTCCGACGTGGCTGCTGATGCGCGCAATTTATACTCAAAATAGTTGCGAATATGTGATATCCACTTGTCAGGACCCATATTGTTCGTATATATCATAACTTTACTACCTGGGATGGAATTCTTCTTTTTACGGATGTACTCTAATATACGCAACATACTCGGGCGTATAATCTCCGGGTATAAATCAACTAAATCATTGAAATGACGATATATAATATCAGGTTTATTGAAATAATCTTCTAATACATGATTGAATATGGAGAATTGCGCAAAATTGCCGAGAGTTTCATCAACGTCAAAGACAACTGCCTTTATTTTTTCGGTCATTATATATAGTATTATAGTATTATGCGAATGTTACCGAAATATACGGATAATGATATTGACGAAGATATGAAATTAACACGTGGCGATTATATAAAGATTCTTCAACATTATCGTCGGGGGTCGCGTTCTGCTGCTGGCATTTCTACGAAAACCGCAAAGGAACGAGCGCACCGCATTCTCGCCGGGGAGTTGTGTCGCTGTATCAAGCCACCTACGACGACCCGGGCGCGAAAAAGACGCGCCTCTGCTGACGAAAGTCGTCGCATCGCTTATTGTACCCGGTCTATATTCAATAATAAAAGCCTACGCCGACACGGTTTTCGGTGTAAATCTTCGCGTGGCGACAAGTCCCGATTGCGCCCTCGTTTCACAAGTGATATAACCAAAACGGCGGCGGAGTTGGTGTTACATCATCATTGATTATCTGTGTCAGCTGCGCCGTCGCCGTCACCGTCGCCGTCACCGTCGCCGTCTACGTATTCGACCGCACGCAAGATAAGCAGTTCTTCTTGGCTCAATCGCTGAAACACTACATTAAGTTCAAACTTGATATTGAATACGAAGTGTTTCACGTTCCGGATTGTTACGATATGAATCCCTTCCTCCAGGTTTTCGCGGACACGAAATAATGTCCCGCCAAGCGTGATATACGGGCGCGTCTCGAGAGACCGTAATGGTATCCATCGTATCAATTGATTGTGTTTGAGTTCATACGGATTTTCAATGACGCGATACATCGGTAATTTTCGTTCAAACTCTGCCATCTTCTCCGGCGTCAAATTCAAGGACGATAGAATTTCATGTCTTCGCGCTGCAATCTTCTTCATCGTCAAACTCGCAATGGTGTTATTCTCTGTCTTATTCATCGCAGATAATATCGCATTAATATCCATCGGAAATGTGGGTTCATCTAGGACTGATTGAAGTAGGTCGTCGTCGGAGTCCACGGCATAATCGGTATCTTTGACACTAGGGTGGGTCCTTGAGGGCGGCGGCGGCGGTTCGTCGTGGTCGTCGCTGCTGTCGTTGTCGTCGCTGTCGTTGTCGTCGCTGTCGTCGTCGCTGTCGTCGCTGTCGTCGCTGCTGTCGTTGTCGTCGCTGTCGTCTGATGTGTCCTTATGTTTTTGTAGTAATTCAAATACATTTAATTCGCTGCGTTCTTCATCCGGTCCATCGCCATCGCTGACAATATCCCGCGCGGACCTGGACCTGGATGCGGACCTGGACCTGGACCTGGACCTGGACCTGGACCTGGACCTGGACCTTCGACCCCCAACCGACGGGCGCATATAAGCCAAATCAACCACTACGGTTTTCTTCATAGAGCGTAGCGAGCGTTGCCTATCAATAATATATCAGCATCTATTTATTACAGATAGGGCCGAATAGGGCCGTATGCGTAGCTCGACGATGTTCGTTTTTTCACACATTTAGCGACATCCTTACTGAAAACTAAAGCATATATAGCATTATCTTATAGCTTTTTGAAAAGTCAGTAAGGCGGAAAATGTCGCGGTTGGATGGCAAAACTGTGGTAGCCGTTGGTGTGTGCGACGGCCTTACCACGGCCCTGCCAACTTTTGCGACGAACACACCCGAACCCGAAAGTTATGCTCTCGTCAGGCTAAATGTGCGAAAAATCGCGTTTTAAAAGCAAGACGGCCGATCCTGGATTTGGACATTTATTTTTTTAGACCACTTTACCCTTTTCGAGTTAGCGGGATATATAGCTTTTTTATTTCTGGTGATGAGACTGAAGATGGTGTAAATGTTGCCAAAATGTCTAAAGTGCAATATTGCAAAACAATACAAATTTGGGGTAAAACTGGGGTAAAGTAAGGAATACCCCACACTGACCTGTTCGATTTTCATAGTGAGAATGGCAACATTGGCACCATCGATTGGTCTCAATGTTGCCAAACCCTTGGGGTAAAGTGAAACGCCAGGCAGCGGGCGCAGAATAAATAATAGAGGTATAGTATAGATTATAAGTAAAGACTTCTCTCGGAATATACAATTTCAACCGGTGAAAAATGCCGCGGAAGTATGTTGACTACTCAAGAACGTATATCTACCATCTAACTTGTAAAACAAAGGATATTTCAGACGCATATATTTCGTATACAACCAACTTGACACAAAGAAAGTATAAGCACAAGCGTGAGACTTTGGATAATTCATACCGGACGAAGTTATACGAATGTATTCGGAAGAATGGTGGTTGGACGAATTGGAAGTGTATAATTTTGGAAGAATGTTCTTGTATCAATGAAACCCAGGCCAAGGACCTGGCGAATTCCTATATTATTAAAATGAAACCAAATTTGAACGATGAAAAAATGGACGAGAAGTCCATTGAAGACTTTTCTGAACTCCAGGAATTCCAACCAAATATTTTCGCCGATGTAAAGGCCGCAACGTCGGCTCCGCCTATTTTAGATGGGGGGATTCCAAACCAGACAAATGAAGGAAAATATGTATGCCTTTGTAAAAAGTCCTATTCTCACCGGTCGAGTTATTATAAACATACTTCTACGTGTCTTCAATTTCAGCATAGACAGTCTGTTAATAAATTGACAGGT